GTAGTCCTTACTGTCTCCTCTAATCATACTATTCCTTTTATCATTTTTTGTTTTGTCCAATCATATTTATCTTCGAGCATTGTATAAGCATCCTTACCATCGTAATAATAACCAACGATAATCCAGGTTTTATTCTTTAATTTCTTTTTCTTTTTCACCATTTTTTTCTCTTAGTTTAGATTGAAGGTATATTTTTTGTTTACGCAACATATCTATTTCCTCTTCTAACTTTTTAATATGTTGAAAATTTAATACATGTCTTTTTATTTCTGTTTTTTGTGTCATTGTAACCTCGATGATTTTACCAACTCTAACATTTGATTTATAGTTTCATCAGTGATTTCTATCTCACCTTGATTATCACATTTCTTACAATCCTTTTGTAAGTCTGCTTCTCTAGAACCACCAATGTATCCATTCCCATTACAATCGGGACATATCATTTTACCAATCATTTTTATTCCTCACTTTCGTTGATAAATTTTTTATTGCAGAAGTAAAATTATCACAAAATTTTTTCTGAACTTTACGTTTGATAAAGTTTGGATCAAATCCTGCGTTTTCACAAACATTAATAAAGCTTACATCACTATAGTTTGTTAAAAAATCCACAGCTTCTTTTTTAATATTAGGTGTTTTTTCATATCGATCAGGACCAAAAGCATCATCAAATGCTTGGCCTAATACTGCTCTCCATAGTTTTTTTTCTGGAGAAGATTGTTCTTCTACAAGAACTCTTAGTGGTTGCATATTCATACTACTCTCTCTTTCTTTTTTTAGTTAGTTTACCATTCAATGATTTTTCTTTTTCATTGACTAATAGTGTTATAGTTTGAGATCGACTGACTGTCATCTGTGGTACGATGACGCGTCTAATGGCGTCAATCTTATTATAGGTATCCTTAGTTAAGGACACATTTTTATATTTACTTATATCTGTCATTAGTATAACCTTTCATTTAATAACATAATACTGGGATATTATAGTAATTTACTTAGGATGTCAATGAAGTTTATTTTAACTGTTTATATTTGTTCTTTATTATCTGGAGAATGCGTTATTCCACAAGATAAAGAATCTGGATTTAATTACCCAAAAGAATACAACACACACTATGGTTGTGTTCGTGATGGATTAGGGGAATCTTTTGAAATATTATTTAATGGGGATTATTTTAATGCAGATGCTATAGAAACTTGGAAATTATATCCTAAGTTTGGTTGTATTAAAGGGGATCCTTTAGATAAACCTGGAACACCTTCTTAACGTTTTTTCTTTTGCCTTTTTTCTGACTTATTTAATCGTTTCTTGTGTCGCCCCGGACGTTTCGGAGGTTTCGGACGAGGAACGTAGTGTACAAATTTTTGTTTAGCCATTGCTTATATTATCTTTGATCCATTTTTTATCAGATTCATCTAATTTTAGATACCTAATTCTACCATTAATATGTTGTCTTGTATCGTGACCACAGTTTGTGCATCTATAGTATTCTGAAACGATAGCAACTAAAATTGTATCTTCTTCACATTCTTCACATAATCCATGTACGGTATCTATTTTATTAAACACTTTAAATTCTTTGGTCATACTAAGTCTACTGCCCTTCCTATTATAGGTTTGTATTTGGTTCTTTTATCTTCTTTAAAAGCTCTTAAAAATTGTTTTCTAGGTTTATCGGTTACATAACTACAATGGACCCACCCACTATTAGGTTCTCCTGGGACATAAAATTCTAAAATCATTTGGTCAAAATCTAAGTTTTTATATATCCAATCAGAAACTTCAGCGTTATCTTTACCTGGACATTCAAAATCACAAGCTTCTGCTTTACAATGCTGTGAATTAATAGAGCTTCCAATAGCTAAACATAATTCAGGGGAACGATAGCCGCTAGTAATCAGCACTGGTCCAAAGTGATCTCGTACTGGCTGCAAAATATTTTCACACAATAATTTTAATTTTTCAATTTGATTGGCATTAGGATTGTTATCAATACTTAATCGTACAGCAGTGTCCGATTTGATTAACTCTTGTAAAGTAAAGTTCCTTGAAAGGTTCATTTCGCTTTAATAATTTTATCTATACTATAGCTCCCATCGACATTTTTGTAAAGCTCCGCTTCTACTTCACCACACATAAATTGTTTGTTTTTCATGTCCATGTTTCTTGTTGCTTCTCTTTTCATCTTTAAACAAGTTGATAAACTATCTTGAATTCTATGTTCAACTAAACTTCCATTTATAAATAGACATAATGCAAATACTAATTTTACCACTAATGACTCCCATTACCATTTGCAAATTTAATATCTCTTGTTGCATCCTTTAATTTCTCTATATCTTTTTTTAATTTCTCTATTTCTTTTTCATGGCTAGACAACATTACACCTGTGTGTACATTTGCTTCTAACATTTTCTGCATTTTTTCTATTTGTGTTGCTTGCCATTCAAGAATCATAAATTGTTCTTGGTCAATTGGTTTTTGAACTGATGCCTCTAATAAATCTTTTTCAAATAATTGATTTTTTGTCTCTAAACGATTTAATCTTTCAATCACACCAAATGCAAACCATGCGCCGACACAAACAGCTGCGATCAGTCCAATTAAATTACGTAATGGAAGACCAATATTTGTATTATCTGATATTTTTACTGACATTAAATACCTTGTAATCTAGGGTCGTCAGAAGTGATATTTTTAGTCGCTTTAGGTCTTGCTATAGATTCTTTACTTCTTTTACGAAGTTGAACCTTTGCAGATTCTTCTTTTCTTCTATCTTCTTGTTGTTTTTTTAAATCCCATTTAAAATTCATTTGTCCTCCTTTGGTTCTATTTCATAGAACATTTTGTCCGTATCTTCTGTAACCCAATCTGAGCCTTCACAATCCCAAACTGTATTTTGGACTTTATAATCAGGCCAGCTGTCATCAGTAGTATAACTATTAATGTGCCACAAAATACGATTATTAGGCTGAGCTGCATAATTCCCGTTATTAAGAGCCAATATATGCGCGCACTTATGTTCTTGAGGAATTTCACTATGCTCAACATTTAATATATTAGTCTCTGGGTGTGCCCAGTCAATAGTAAAAAGATATTGTCCATGGTAAAATTTCTTATCTTTTCCTAAGAATTTACCTTCTACGCCAGCCAACCAATCAAAGCAATGAACAGAAGGCCAATAACTAAAACAGTTCCACAACTGTAACTCGTCAACCGACATATCCGGCACTTCGGTTCTATCATAACGTTTTTGGAAAAACGCTGAGATAGGCAATCTATAAAAGACTGCACCATTTGGCAACATAACGTGAAATAATAAGGCACGTCCTGATATACTTGCCATACCGAAGATGACACAGTCTTGCTCGCCTTTTTTATCCATGTCCATATCATACAAATATTCAGTACGAATTTTGCAGTAAATAGGTGGTATATTCGCGTTAAGGTAGGCCATATTTTAATCCTTATATTATCATTATCCATAAATGTCTCCCCAGTTTTCCCCTGACTCATAATCAACTTTATTGGGTACTTCTAGTTTAACAGCATTTTCCATAATCTCAATAATTTTATTTGCATGTTCTGGAGACTCTACTGATAAATCTAATTCATCATGAATTTGTATGTGTGCTACAATACCTTCTTTATATAAATCAACCATTGCTTTTTTAGTCATATCTGCAGCACTACCTTGAATTAATTTATTTAAAGCTTTGTAAAGATAAGCTCTTTTAATCCCCGGTCCGTGTTCCCTGAGTGCATCTTCATGTGTCATGGCTTTATGCATACCAAACATATTCGGTTCCCATAAATGAAACCTACATAATCTACCTAGCAACGTTCTAATTTGACCTTGATCCTGAGCTCTATTTGATGCAGCATTCATTAAGTTTTTAACAAAAGGTACCTTTGCATGATACTGATTAAATAATTCATCTGCTTTTTCTTTTGTTACACCAAGTTCTGCTTGCAGTTTAGTTTTACCCATACCATAAAACAAACCTAAGTTAATTGTTTTAGCTTGTGATCTAGGTATCTCTGCCATGTCTGCTACAATCTGGTGAAAGTCTGTATCTGTATTTTCATTATACGCATCAACAACATCATACACCGATGGAAATTTTTCTAGTGATGCATAATGTACAACCAATCTTGGTTCTTGTTGTGAGTAGTCAAAACAACCCCAGGTGTGTTTCTCTTCTGGTAAAAATAAAGATCGTATCATAGGTCCTAGATCCTTGTTCCGTGCTGGAAGTTGCTGTAAGTTTGGATTACTATAACTGAATCGTCCTGTTACAGTACCACCTTGATCGGATCTTATTTGATTGATGTCAGCATGAATTCTACCTTTATGTTCATATTTAATAATAGTATCAATAAAAGTTGTGTGTGCTTTATTAATCTCTCTTGCTTGTGCAATTTTTTGAACTAAAGGATGTGTATGTTCAGCTAAAAAATTTTTAGTAAAAGAGGGTGCTTTTATCTTTTCAGAAACAGGATATGGTAAATTTAATTTATCAAATACTTTTGCAATACTTCTTGCAGCCCATATCTGTGGTTCAATACCCGTTTCTTTTTGTACTTCTAATAATAATTGTTCTTCTTGAGATTGTAGTTGAGTCTTTAATTGTGAAGCTCTCTCTGCATCTACTCGCACACCTTTAAATCTCATATCCACCAGACATGGAAATAAATCTGTTTCTAAATTAAAAATAGATTCTATATCTTGTTGTATAATTTCTGTTTTAAATTTTTGCCATAACTCTAAAGTTAACTCAGCATCTTTTTCTGCATAAGCTCCAACATACATTGGTGGTAACTTCCACATATCTGCTTTTGGATCAAGTCCTCTAGATTTTGCTTCATCACTTAAAGCAGTTTCATTTTTACCATGACCTAAATAGTCCCAAGACAATGCATTTAAAGAATATGCAAATCTATTCTCATTAATTAAACTTGCTGCAATCATGGTATCTACTATTAAACCATTGATTTTTATACCTAAATTACGTATCCAACATACGTCATACATAGCATTGTGAAAAATTTTTATGGCTGGACAAGCCATAGTATCAGCAAACCACGCTAATACTTTTTTACGATCCATGTTGCTCCCTGATCCATGAGCAATTGGAAAATAAAATTTTCTACCAGCAACAGCTATAGCAATACCAATTACTTCTCCATTACCTATTACAGACCCAGAACCTTTTGTGATAAGATCAGGATCTCTAGTTTCTAAGTCAATTGCTATTTCATCATAGGACCTTAAGTCAGGAAATTCTTCTGGTTCTATCCATTCTGTTTGTGCAGTAAATATAGGTACTCTCATTATATTTTTTCTTTTAATGAATCTAAATATTCTTGATCTTCTTTATCTAAATCTTCTTGTTTCTTTTTACCAAAAATTTCTTCCCAACGTTTTTTATAATTGTCATTAGGAGGTCGAGACTTACCGTCCCATTGTCTACCTTTTTCTTTTGCCATCTGTATCTCTTGTCTTTTTAATTTCTAATTCACAATAATGAATTATTTTTTCTAGATCTTCTATGCCGTTTTTATTTTTATAACGACATACATATTTAATAACATTTCCCTGAAAGAAACTCAAGTCGTTCTTAGAAATAAACTCATAGGGTTGTATGTGAAAATCTTTGTAGTGACTTCCGCCTATCTGCTTATCTTGTGGAAATATTTTTTCCATGTCATCTTTATGTGTCATATTTTTCTCCTTTATAATGTGGTAGTTGTTGATTTAACGGGGTAATATAATACTTGGGAATTGAGGCCCCGAACCAACTTCGTCCGTTAGAACTTGAAGCTACCACTCTCCACGGAAACTGTCCCTCTATCCCGTTCTGTTTAAAACTACAAAGAATAACCATAACGTTCCTTCTTTGGTTTTAATAAGTATAGGCTTTCTTTGGCTCTAGTTGAGCCAACATACCAAACTCTATGTTCTTCATCTGCTTTATCAA